AACGTCGAAGGCGTCAGCTGGCTGAGGGCGATCCGGTAGTTTTCGTTCGCAAAGACAGCCGGGAATTCGACGTTGCCAGTGACAGCGCCGACCCAAGGAGTCATCTGAGAGATTTTAATGTCAGACACTTAGCTCTCCTGAATAATCGGCTGATCGTCCTGCGTTACAATCCGCTGTATACCATTCTCATCGAGAACGAAATAGTTTGGATTGTAATCCGGGCGCGGATTTTTCAGCGGCACGGGGTCAGGCCGCAGGAGCAAGCGGCTGTAATATGGCTGCGGAACATCGTCGCAAGAAGCACAAACGTAAAGGCTGAGCCCAACAGGGACCGACCCGCCACGATAGTCCTTCTTCTCGCGCAGATGCGAGTGCTGGACGAGGAATCCGCACCCGTCGCATATAGCGATACCTCTAGGATTTTTTGCGTCAAACTTCGGCTGTGTCCGATGTTTTCTGCCGCGTCCGAATGCGTACTGCATTTAATACCCCTGCATATCTATAGTGAGGCGCAAAGGAACGCGCTCACGGTCTTCTGCAGCAGCACGGTTATATGCGCCATCAGCAAGGCCCTGAAGGAATTCGAGGCGGTCAGGCGCGAATTTGACAGCCAGCTTGGCGGCTAGGCCAGCGGCAATCGCTTCCATCCAACGGTTCGGAGCATCCATACTATCAGTGAACGCGCCCGCGTCCTCTTGGATTTTCATGCGGTGATAGAACAGCGTGACACCAACATCCCGTGGAGCCTGCCAGATATACAATCGCGGGGTGATAGTGCGCTGGAAATAGTATTGGAACGGACGTTGACCGAGCTGCGCCTTGTTCGGGATTGCGTCGTATTCAGCGCGGCTGATCGGCGACATCATAAGGTCGGTTGCCAGAGCCCCAGAGAGAGTGCGCGTATAGACCTGAAGGATCGATACAGTGCGCGGCTCTAGGTCGTAATAGAGGACGCCCGGCAGCAGCGTGATAGACTGGAGATCCACAGCCCACAGGTTTGGGCCGTTATTTGCCCAGTCCGAAAACATGTAGTTGATAGACCGGCGCGCACTATCGATGTCATTTGATGCCAGAGATGCGGGATTACGACCGACACGCTCATACGCTTCGGTGATAATGTCAATCTGTTCGGTGTCACCGAATGTGTACGTGCCGCTAGTCGTCATCTGAACCTCGCCGTCTTCTTCGCGATAGACTTAGGCTGGGCTACAAACTGCTTTCCAGCCTTTTTTCCTTCGCGCTTGGCTTTGCTTGTAGCAGCATATTCAGCTGGCGTCAGCGATTTAATAGCTTCCTTTGGAAGATACCGTTCACCCGTCTTGCTGGACGGCTTTCCAGACTTGGTGGTCCACTTCTGGTTCGTCCAGTCCTTGAGGGATTGCTGAGGTTTCCTAATCGGCATAGCCGCCGCCTTTAGCTTTATAGGACTTGGCTAGAAGCTGACTCTTACGGGCCGACCATTGGCCTGCCTTGGTGCCTTGAGTCTCGCGGGCCTTGATACTTTCAAACAGGCGCTTGCGGAGGCCGGGCTTCGTGTAGTTCCCGGCCTCATTTACACGCGACTCTTTGCGTCCACGCATTATTTCTTCTTCTTAGCCGGAGCCTCTTCAGCAACCGGAGCTTCTTCAGCGGCGGGGGCTTCTTCAGCAGCAGGCGCTTCTTCAACAGCAGGAGCCTCCTCAGCAGCCGGAGCCTCTTCGACAGCGACGGGCGCTTCGGCCACAGGCTCAGGAGCCGACTTGAAGCCGAGCATCATCTCAAGCGATTCTTCAGTTACCTTTTCCCAGTCTTCTTGAGAAAGGCAGATTTCCTGCTGATCACCATTGGCGTTTGTGTAGCGACGAAGGATCATGATTAACTCCTATTAAGCGTAGGTTTTTATCATCTCAAGGATGATGCTGTATGTGTCACCGGACGAAGCGCCGATTGTGGTGAACATGATGTCGCCAGTCTTACCCGTACCGGCATTGTTGCCGAGAATAGCTGTGTCGTCAAAGTTCAGCGTGTACATACCGGGTGCGAGAATAACAGCACTTACATCAGTGTCAGCATCCCAAAGGATGTTGACTGACATGCCGTTGACCATAGCTGTGATCCTGCGGATTGAAACGGCTGTGCAAGCCTTGCCTTCAAAGTTCGCAGTCAGTGCTGATACATCGACCTTGAGGACGGCGCTTTCGCCAGTCCCGTCAGATACGTTGTTGAATTTCATAACGGCTTGGCTTGCGCCGTCGAACAGGGTTTGAGAGTTTACTGCGTCAGCCATTATTTCATTCCTTTAAGAGTCATAGCGAGACGGGCGCGCTGGCCCATTTTGCCGGGCTTCTTAGCGGCTGCCTCTAGCTTCCCTGCAGGGATCGGTTTGCCAGCTTTAGCGCCAAGCGCTTTACGAAGTGCGCCGGGCTTTTTAACAGCTTCGGCAATCCAATTCTTTTTTCCACGCATATTAGCAATTCCACGCTTTACGGGCCAGACGAAGCCGTGATTTCGGATCTTTGGCCGCTTCAGGAAACATCTTCATTTGCCCAGCGGAGCGCGCACAGTAACTGTCTCTGCGCTTCCCGCCTTCCGGCTGCGGACGCTTTAAGTTCGATCCAGTGGCTGCATTATACGCCTTACGGCCAGCTTCATTTAAGCCACCCTTCGGGTTCTTATGCTTAGCCTTGAACTGAAAATCTTTCTTCGCCCGCATTACAATCTCCATGTAACTAGGGCGACCCGAAGGCCGCCCCAATCATTAGGCTTGAGCAACGCCATAGAGGCCGGTCTGAGTATCGTCGTCAAGGACGAATACCCAAGCGGTCAGGCGCTTAGAAGCGTCGGCAGCGTCAGCAGGAGCAAAAGTGCCGCGAACGTCGCCAGTCGTGGTTGTTGCGGTTGTCGCATCGGCGGCAGTGAATGTGCCAGTCGTTACGAATGCGCCGCCCCAAGCAGTCAGAACATAGTTACGGCTGTTTGCGCGGATTGGAAGGCCGAAAACGTCACCTGTACCGACAAAAAAGTCGGTTGCTGCAGCGGATGCCGCAACGCGGGTGATCGTCTTAAATGCTTTCTTACCAGCAACAGCAGTCGTGCCGTTCAAGGTAATCGCTTCAGACATCGGAATGCCATAAACGTCGGTGCCAGTAATTGTCAGAACAGCCGTGGCCGCACCAGCAGCGTCAACAATGACGTTGCGAGGAACGTCAAGGGTAACGGTACCACCGGATGCTAGAGCGCCGTTTATAAGCGCGTTACCGGCTGCTGCCAATGTTTGCTGAGCGCAGATACCATCTGCGTCCAAAGCTGCAGGAACCACGTTATAAACATTGATTGGCGACAAAAAGACGCCCGGTTCCGAAGCCGTACCGTTATTAGCAAAGTTCCTACCTGCCCGAACACCATCAGAGAAGTGAGTCATTAATTTTCTCCATAGTTAGGGGGTGACGGATGCCACCCCCTGAGTCCGATTAGGAAGCGCCCTGTGAACCCCAGCCTGCGCGGAAGTTCGAGCAACCGAACGAATAACGCTCAATGGCTTTCGCCTTGAGGTTGTCGGTGTCGAAGTCCGTGTAGACATCGGTTTCGAGAGCTTCACGCTCATAGTGCTTGAAGCCGTTTGGAGCGTCGGTGAGCAGGAACCAAGAGTTGGTGTCCGTCAAGAACATGTTAACGCGATGACCCTGCGGAACTGCCGAGTTGTTATAAATCGCGTTGATGTCGTTGTTTGCTGTATCGACGCGGAACTGCGATTGGAGCAGGCGGGTCGCCGTCCACTGCAGTTCGGCTGGTACGATGAGCTTCGTAGGCTTCGTCATGATGCGGAGGCCCGCAGCATCGCGGAAGCGCTGAACGCCAACGATGGCGTCTTGAAGCGACGTTTCGTTCAAGTCAGCTTGGATCGAGAAGGTGTTAGCAACAACACCGTTTTCGATTGGGTGCTGAGTCGAGAACAAAGGCTGACCGTCACCGATTGGGAAGTTCGACGAGAAGCCGTTGTTCAGAACGGATGCGCCGAGAACTTCTTTGGTCTGTTCCATCGACTGACGAAGAGCTTTCGCCTGCAGTGGGAACGACGATTGGTAAAGGTTGTCTTTGATCGCCTGACGGGTGATGATGAAACCAATGCTGGTGTAACGGTTTACGTAGTTCGTTACAAAGCGTTGGCCCATTTCGCCGTAAGCGGTCGAAGCGCCTTCTGCCTTGATCTGAGCCAAGCCAAGCAGCTTGACTTCGACTTCGATTTCAACAGCCTTATCGGATGTGTGCTTCTCGAAGATTTCCGACCACTGACCGGGGTACATTGGATAGTCGCCGAAGACGGCGGCCAAACCGGGCCGGAGCAGATCGCGGATTGCGGTTGTATTAATAGCCATTTTAAATTCTCCCTACTGGCGTATCAGAGGCCGGTCACGCCACCCTTATACAGGTGGTTGTTGAGGACAACGAGCCAGTTAGCAAAGGCCCCAAGAGCGTTGCCCGGAGTCGGGTCGAGCTGGAGGATTTTGCAGTTCAGCGTAGCTGTATCGGCTTCCGTTGCATTGTTGATCGAAACGGCGGACGAACCCGTCGAAGTCGAACCAGCAGTGTACAGGAAGTTGATGTTCAAGCCACGATCAGCAAGCGTCAGCGGAGTGCCTGCAGCGCCCGAACCGTTCGTTTCTTGAATTGAGAACACTGTGTTCGGATCATCAATCACGAGCGCTTCAACGACCGAGCCGGTGAGAACGCCGGGGTTGCCGGGCCAGTAGTTCATGAATTTTACAACGCCAGTGCTGTCGGTGTACTTAACACCCCAGAAGACGCCAACGCAGGTGTTGCCTGCAGTGCCAACTTCGAGGAAGCCAGAGGTGCCAATGGTCACAGGGTCGCCACGAAAGATCGCGGTCGCGTAAGTGGTAACAATCTGATAAGGATTTGTCGCGCCAGTCCAAGCAGATCCATCAAGTTTTTTGACGGGCTGAAAACCATTAGGCGCATTCGTTCCGTAAGACATACGGTTTCTCCATGCTAAAATGAATGATTCGGCTTTAACCTGCCTGCTAGGTGACGCGATACGTGACGCGACATCGAAACGGCTACCCGCCAAAGGAGTGGGTACGTGACCACCATCGAGGTGCAGGATACGTGACCTGCGTCGAGGACATCACAAATAACGTAGTTCAATACCTACGTCAACAGCATAAAAAAACCCCCACCCAGTTGCCCGGGCAGGGGAAGTTCCCACAGCGCAAAGGACGAGCACTGTGGCCGGAGGTTAATCCTTAAACGACGTGACGCGCTCGAACGATACGCCGCTGTCTTTATCCTCGAAGCGTGGAAGGTTCGGGTCGCTCTGACCAGTCCATGCCACGTCCTGCAGGGTTTCGATGTTTTCCAGATCGCGATCTTCGTTCCGCTCATTAACATCCCGCGTTGGGCATTCGCAGAGGATCAGGCCGCCGCGACGGATAACCTGAACTTCTAAGCCTTCATAGCCGGGAAGGGGAGGAGGAACCATCTCAGGGTGGCGCGACGCAGGAACTGGAAGCCAGCCCTTGATCATGCGATCCGTCATGTTGTCTGGATCTGGTTCGTTGAGGGTTGATTCGCGAACCCAAGCGTATGTCATGTCCGCAGGAATCTTATCCTTGGGAACATATAGCTTGGATTGGAAATGCGTTTCAGGACGCTTGCGCATACCTGATTCGCGTGTTTCTGCTGCTCGGCTTTGCGAGATTCTTGATGCTCGTGCCATTTTTAAGCTCCTTTATTCTGTTTTAACTTTTGAACTGCGTAATGTTTTTCGCCCTGAATATCGGTCATGCGGCTTCCATCTGGATTGCGAATTGCACCCGACCGGGCCAGCTGATGCGCCATGCGACGCTCATCTGTTGACAGGCGAATGGACTTAGTTGGTTTGCCCTGCTGGTTTGGCGCGTTGCGCTGGACAGGGGCGACGTTAGATTCACGAGACATCGGTGGAGTTCTCTTGCTTGGGGTTGATACAGTCGAGAATGCGTCAGGGTATTCCTTGCGCATGTGGCGGTCGATTTCCGTAAAGTAATCAACGCCACCGATTTCATCCTCACGTCCCTCAGAACGATACCGACGCTCAATGCGGCGCGCATACAGCGTTGCCTCTTCGTGCATCTCAGGATCAAACTCAGGCGACTGCGGCTGGAACCACTCGTTCTTCTGAATCCACCCAGCTGTGCGGGGCTCAAGCGTAGTTTGAGACTGAGTTTTTGGCTGAGCCTCTTGCTGCACCTGAGGAGCCGTTACCTTTTGCTGGGCTTCCCAGTTCTCAACGCCAACGAGATCGTTCTGCAGTTTGTAGTAAACGCTTTGCAGTTCAATGATCTGCTCACTGTCGCCCATAGAATGAGCTTCCACAAGCTGTTGCTTGACCGAGTTGGCTTCGTTGATGAGGTTGTTCTTGTAGTGCGTCATCATCGCAAGGTCAGATTGCTGGCGCAGCTGCGCTTCATTCTGCAGGCGAGACTCAGCCTCCTGAGCACGGCGCTCAGCTTCAGCGGCCTTGCGGGCCAGTTCAGCTATGCGCTTGTCAGGTGAGCGTTTGCGCTTCGGAGCCTCCTCTTCTTCTTCAGGCTCCTCTTCTTCCTCTTCAGGCTGCTCTTCCTCTGCCTCAGGCTCTTCTTCTTCAGGCTCTTCTTCAGATTCTTCTTCCTGATAGTCGGCTAGGCTTTCACCAAGATCGTCTTCGGTTATCTCAATGTCTATGTCTTCTGTAGGCCCCTCTTCCGTCAACGGAAGCTCAGGAACTTCTGTTTCTTCGTCCATGCTCTACTCCTTAAAAATTGTTAGCGGCTTTACCGGATTCGACATCTTCTGGACCAGTAATAACCGCCATCACGCGATCATCAGGCAGGAGAGCCATCGCAACGCCGCGATAGGAAACCATCGTCGATTCGTAGCGTGGGATTAAGATCCAGTCTCCGACCTTGCACCAAGGCCCAGAACGCTCAAACTTCTCACCCTGATAGGCTTCCGGTCCAACAGCGCATACCAAGGCCGAAACCGAGGAGAACTTGTCTTCAGCGCGAACCGTGTCAGGCAGGTAAAGCGTCACTTCCGTGCCGTCTTCCTTCTTGATCGTCTTCAACTCTTCAGGGCGGATGTAAATTTTTACAGCTACAAGATACCCAGCAGGCCGCATATCAAACGGCTGGCCGGTCATCTCCACGAACTGCTCATCTATGAATTGCTTCGCAAGCGCTTCTTCATGCGGCTCAATGTTACTCATGCTCATTAGTAATGACTCCTTTTTTCTTGCTCCGGTATTTTATCATCATCAGGCTGCATCATACGCTTATACTCGTCGGCGATGACCTGAATTGCAGCCGTATAGCCACGCACCAACGCATTCCCCTCCAGAACCTGAAGGGCAATCTCTTCCGCCGTCGAAGCTGGAGAGTAGCGCTCCCCTTGGCTCGACGGCCTAAAACGTGCATTTAAAGAATATTCTGTGGCGCGATCTCGCAGCTCACTGATACGCTCAACCGCTCTGCGGCTTAGTTCCTCTGCGCTCAACTTTTTTCTCCGGTAGTTTTTTATAGCTCTTCGTTGCAGCGGTGAATTCTTTGCCCACCTTCTGCGAAATCCCAACCTTCTTTGCAAAGGCTGGGTTGTTCGCGACCGCGCTCATAAGGCGAAACTGACGCTTCGATCTTGCGGGCACGGTCGCGACCCCCTGTTACTTGCTGCGCATCTTGTTCATGGCATGCGTGATCTGGCCCTCAGGTGTCATCATACCCTTGCGAACCTTGCCAACGCCGCCCTGAGCCTTCTTGATAGGAGCCACACCCTTGCGGGTTTTTCCAGCGCCACCAACGGCTTTCTTGACAGGCTTCATCATCTCGCCGCCGTCTTTAGCGCACGCCATGCCGCCCTTGGCATAAGCCATGCCGCCAGCCATTTTCTTGACGGGCTTCTTCGGCGAACCAATAGCAATCATGACAGCGAGGCCGTCTTTCTTCGGCTTGCCACCCTTTTTCATGTAGCCCATTTTGTTACGAACATCCTTAGGCAGCTTCTTCAAGCCGGGGTTCTTAGCTTCATCAACGGCCTTCATAGCGCCGCCCTTTTTCATACCGCCCATTTCGGTGGCCAGCTTGCGGGCTGTGTCGGAAGCGGTCTGAACCTTGCCGCCCATCTTATAGCCGGGGCCCTCAGAGCGATTCGCACGACCCAGAGTGGCGGCCTCTTCCTTGGTCACTTTAACCTTGGCAAGCTCTTCGCGCTTACGACGAGCTGCTGCACGCTCAGCTGCAGTCGGCTGCGGAGGCGTGCTCTTCTTCACAGCGCCACCAACCTTATAGGTCGGGATCGGACGGGCGTTCGCACGCTCTTGAAGCGCCTTCGCGCCATTGGGTTGCTTAGGCATGGGCTCAGCGATTGCTGGGCCGAAAATTGCACGAGCTTTCGCCCGCATATCAGACATTTTCATTGGAAACCTCCATTGTTACGCAGGGCCTCGGACTGTAGCTTCATTGCTGCAATCCGTTCTCGCGAAGCCCGGTCTTCCGCGTCAGTCTGGGCTTCTAATTGAGCCTTTGCCATTTCGACTTGGGCGTCAAGTTTGCTGTCAGCTTCACGCTGCTGAACCTTCATCTGCTCCACCTGAAGCATCGGATCAGGGCCCGGAGGCTGAGCCTTATAGGATGGCGCAAGCTGCTGCATGGCCTGTGCGACCATGATCGCAAGCTGGTTCTCGATCTCCGGTGGCAACGGCTGGCCGGGAGGTGGTAGCGGCTGACCAATGATCTGCTCAACCTGCAAGCGCATCTTCAGTGCCAAGTGCTCATTGATGTGCGCCTGCAACGCTGGGTTCTCTTCAGCAATCGGAGCGTGCGCCGCGATGTGCGCATCGTGATCCTGATACGCGCCAGCCACCAATGGCTTGCCCGTCAGCGCGTTCTGGTTCTCCGACAGCGGATCCAGTGGCCGTGGCTTCGCCTGCTCAGGCAGCAACAGCATCTCAATCTTCTCTTCGTCGATACCCATCTCGACATACATCTGACGATAGGCTTGGCGCAGATTGTGCTGGTCAGGCTGCTGTGTCGCAAAGCGCAACAGGGCCTCAGCCCGCATCATACGCTGCGCCGACGACGAAATGTTCGGGTCGCTGACAGGGATAACGTCGATGTTATCCGAGAAGTCTTCCCGCATAATTGCCGACATGCCGCCGCGAACTGGGAATGGATACGGTTCGTCCGGCAGATATTTGCCAAACAAATTCGCGATCATCTTTAGTTCCCGATTGAATGCCTTATGCGCCCTCTTGAGGGTCGCCGACTGGAGTCGGGTTGCCGCTTCCATAAGAGCAACAGTCGTTCCAACTGGGGCATCCTGTCTGCCTTCGCCCACCGCAATCTCTGCCGTGTTCGCGAGATTTCTGGCACTCTCATACGTTTCCTTCAACAATGCTAGAGAAACCTGCGACGGCTCCTTATAGGGCATCGTCATAATCGCGTTCTGAATCGGCTGACCGCCCGTGTCGATTTCACGGAACTCCGTCGGGCCAATCCCGATGTTATTGTCGTCCAGACGCATACCCTTAACGCGCAAGCCGCCGGGGAAGTTATTCAGCGTCGCCGCGTCAATCAACTGACGGCGGATCGATGTCGCCGTCTTCGCCGAGTTGCCCAGCAAGTGCGCATAGCCAAGGCCATAGAAGCCAACGCCGGGCATCAGCTTATAGTGAACGAACGAATCCTGACGCTGGAACGTCGGGTCATTCTCTTCATAGTTCCGATAGATCGACAGAACCTTACGGCTGCCCTCTTCAATCGTCACAATATACGGCAGAGGAATCCCATCCTCGTTCTCAAAGCCCTCAAGGTTCAGATCCGCATAAACCTCGTAAATCCGGTATTCTTCCGTGCCCTCAGCGCCCGGCTCAACGCCCTGAACACCGTCAACTTCCGCACGAATCGGCGTCTGATCGGTGTCATCCGGCTGCGGATCGCCAACCTTGATGTCGCGATACACGCCTGCCAGCTGCGCCAAACGGAAATTGCGGCGCGTCATAGGTGTAATGTGGCAGAAACGTGGCGACGTTTCTAAATCCGTCGTGCCATACGAAACAATAAAGTTATCCGGCAAAACAAATCGGCTCACCGGGCGTCCCAGCAGCCGATCCTGATATACTTTCTTGAACGTCGAGCCCACCAGCGCCAGCCAGAACAGCATCTGATCGAACTCTTCATAGAATTCCGGAGCCAGTTCCGTCAGGTACAGGTTCATGAAATCCTTAACCCGCGACGCCTGCGCCTCCAGCTGCTCGTTCGCTACGCCCGTGATCTGCGTCTTAACAGGGCCACTCGCCGGTAACAGCTCACCGCAAGCCACAGCCTGCCAGCGCACCACAGCCTCAGCCAGCAACGGATCGTAAACGCCACACGCGCCCTTGAACGGCGTCGAGCGGTCTTCGATCTTCAGGCCCATCAGCTTGATGCCCTCAGACATCGTAGCTTCCCAGTCGCCCCGGCTCTGCTTGTCTTCCTCAACGCCGCTGAGCAGCATCTCGCCCAGACCCGCCAAGTCCATGTCGTTCATGTGCAGCGCAAGGTTCGAGTCGTGCCGAATCTCTTCTTCTTCGTCTTCCAACGGCTCGAAATCTATCTCAACGCCGCCATCATCCAGTTCGGTGATCTCAGCGCCATCGACCATCTCAGGGCCGCC